CATCATAATCGGATGTTTTACTGTAAGATTTGTCAATCATAAGACCGACTTTGTATGCACTTGAACCTTCTTGAGGTGTTGAGTAAACTGGTTTCTGTTTGATTTTATTTGTTCTACAATATGCATCAACCATCTTCTTTGCAGTTTCAAAGTCCTTCTTATTCTCTTCTGAAGTGACTCTGTCTCCTTTACCACCTCTGAATTGAATGTAGAAATCTACACATCTAGAATATACTTTATCTGCATAAGGTTTGAAATTCTCAGAAACATCTTCTTTAATTTTACCTTTAACTATATCTTCAAGGTCACGAGACAACCAATCAAAAAACTCATCGGGGTTATCAGTCTTAATTTCATTGTTGTCCATTGCCCAAGTTGTTAGGTCATCTTCTGCTTTCTTACCTGCCGACCCTGAGAATGATAAATCACCAGTTTTGTATGCTTTTGTAAGTTCTCTTTTATGTTTCTTGAAGATATCTTTTATCTTCATTGATTCTTCAACGGATTCTTTCTTGTCCTTGACTGCATTCATATAGCCTGGCAATACCGCTGCTTTAGGGTCACCCATGTTCTTTGCACCTTTCTTTAGTGCCTCTGAACTGTTTCGTGCTTTAACTACTACACTACGACCTTTCTTTAATTTGTTGATGTCTTTGGTTACTGTTACTCTCCAAAAATCCATTCCTTCCATGAATGCTTCGACTTCTTCGTTCACGTCTCTTACCGTGAAATCTTCGTTGTAAGGGAATCCCTTTAATGGGTTGTCAAAAACCTGAGAGAAATTCTTTGATCGTTCTTTCTTCTTCTCTAAATTTTTTGCAGCTGAAAGTTTTAGATACTCATCAACCGTCTGGCCTGGGGTATCACCTTTGTATGCAGCTGCAATATCTTTAGTACCCACTTCATGGACACCGTTGTTTTTCTTATTTCCTGACATTTGGTAATGCTCCCTTTTCTTTTAATTTCTTCATTCTTAGTCTAGGCTCTTTCCTGTTATAGTTTTGAGACACTAGGGATAAGTTATTCTTATCATTGTTTAGTGGGTTGTTATCCTTGTGATGCACATCCTTACCATCACCTGCTTTGGCCTTACCCTCTTTTTCCATTTGTCTACGAGCTCTTTTTCTCGCAGCGTTTCTTTCCATCTGTTCGGGTTTACCAAGGTAGTTTTCCCTTTCTTTCTTGTAATCCCTTCCTTCCGACATGTGGTATCCACTACCATCACAATGAGTACACTCTTTATCGTCTACTTCACCAGAGCCTTTACATTCGGGACAAGTCACCTTTGATTCTTCTTTAGGCACACAATTTGGAACTTGTTTACCGTTCTTCTTCTTCATACCCACTTGTTTATGAGAATCCCAGCAAGGGTCTTCCTCATTGATTAGGTCTTCTTCTACTGACTCTCCAAACTTAAGGAATAACTTACCCTTCTCTTGTGCTTGGTCTGTTACCTTATGACCAACCATTGCACCTATAGTGTTAATCATACCCAATCCTTTTTCAGGATTTTTATTGTATTCTTTGTCTAATCGTTCTGCAACTTTCTTAGTGATCAATTTAATGATATCAAAAGCACTTGTTACGAGTTTACCTTCCTCTACTTCAGACTCCTCGTTCTTGTTCTTATTCTTTGCATCATAGTCTTTGATAGACTTTTTTGCAGACTTCATCATTCTTTTTTGATGGGCCTTTTGTTGAGACTGATTTCTCTTTTTCATTACATCTGAATTTCTTTCTTGGACTTGGACTTCATCCAACTCTTGTTTCCAAGTGTCGATAAAGTTTAATAATCCTTCACTTTGTTTTTCATTTGACTTTCTGTCGGCATCACGTTTAGATTTGATTGCATCATCGTCTGATTCTTTACTATCGGAATCTGTTTGTCGTTCGACTTCTCGTTCATGTCGAGTCGTAAGAGATTCAAGGTCTCGTGCTTGTGAGTCTTTAAGTTTCTCTGTCTCTGCAGCGTGTTTTGCTTTGAGTTCTGCAGACGCGACTGCATCTTCCACCATGTAATCTTCAACTATAGAATTGAAGTCCATTGATGAACTGTAATCGTTTGATGCTTTAAGTAATTGATCTAGTAAATCCATAATACTATTTAGTCTTTTTTAAAAGTAGTTCACGTGCTTTCCACGCAGTAGCAATACTATTGGTAGGGAATTTCTTTGCCCATGCTGATATAGAACCGAATTTACCTTCTGCAGTCCTTCTTAGGGATTTTACTGTGTCGTTATTTTCAATCTCATCGAAGTTTGTTGTGAACATTCTTTTGAATATCGTAGCATTTTTCTCTACTGCTTCATGTTCCATTTTAACTACTTCAACTGGGACTGTTCGAGCTCTTCCATCATTCAACTTCAATGCAAGATCAAGACTTGTTTTGACAAATACCATTCGAGATTCGTATCCCAAGGCATCTAGTTGTTCTTTGTAGGTCTTTATCTTACTTGCCTTTGCACTAGTAGTGTCAAAAACTAACCCCAATCTGTTCGGGATGTATAAGTCCATTTGTTTAGCAGCTTGTCTTTTTGCCTTTGATCTCATCCCATCTCTTTCGGGATTGACTTCACCACTACCATCTTTAGTCATCTTCATAGACATCTTTGCAGCTTTCATCATTCTTTCAAAATGTTGATCACTATTAATCATCTTAAGACCCATAGTGTGGAGTGATAGTGCCTTAACAACTGTTGTCTTACCTGAACCAGGCCCACCCATTAGGAATAATGCTTTAAAGATTCCTTGATCATATACACCTTCTTGCAATTCATCTTCTTGTAGGTCGTCTTGCATATAAAACGGTAGTGTTCCTTCTGTAAGTCCCATACCTCGTCTTACTGCATTGTACAGTTGTTTCTGTTGTGTCTTGTTGGTAGATGGAACACCGTCTTTGAAGTTATCAAAGTCTCCGTCCTCTGCATACTGTCTCATCTTGGATGCACTCATACCACTAGTGTCATCTGCATCGGGGTCTCTCTCCCCTGCAGATACAATTTCGATCTCATCAAACTTGTAGAAACCGTGTCGTGCTTTGACTCCGTTGTACTTCTTCAGTAACATATCGAACTCTCTAACTCTGTCCGAACCTACTACCATCTTAATTCTATTGTAACCCTGTCTTTCTAATTCTACTGCAATGTCAAATACTGTCCTTGCAGCGGTATCCACAATGATCTTACCAAAGAACTTTCTAAGGAACTTGATCTTATCTACATGTGTTAGGGGGTTCTTAACCTTGTCATTTGAGTGTGAAGTGAACACTAGAGGTGTATCACTACCAGCTGTTGAGATCAATTTCTTGACTAACTTTGCATGACCAGTTGTAGGTGGATTGAATCGTCCAAAAGAGAACACTGCACCCTTACCAGTTGCTTCGGTTAAAAATTTGTTAAACGTTTTCATTCGGCATAATCCTAAATTTTAATAATGGTCGTCCATTGATAGTAACATCACCCTTCTCGTTTCTACCAATCTCTTTAACGACTATTTTCTTGTTCTTGAATTTTCCACCAAGAACAACATCTCCTATATTTATGGGTATCATAATCGACTCATTGAATTCTTGGAACGATTTCATATTATTTGTCCCAAGCTTTAATTGCAGTGAAATTATTATGTGCAAATTCCATACGATCTACGAGTTTAACTGCAGAACCACCTGAATCTATTGCAACATATCCTTCGGGGTTGACTGCTTCAAATCCTGTTGCAGTTTGTTTGAATGTACCAATACTCTTGACTCTATTCAATGCAACGATAATGATCTGTTTTGACTCAACTAGACCTCCCATGAACTTGGTAAGATTGATTAGGAACTTCTTCATCCCTCTCATGTCTTTATAGAGAGACTCACCGACTTCTCGTTTGATAGCCTTGTGTTTCTCTGTCTTGACACCACCCACTACCTTGTCTTTCCAATATGATTCAAAGTGTGCAAGGTATCCATCTGCAGTAGGTTTGTAACTTCCACCTCGGATGAGGGTGTTACAGTATGTTTTGTATGTTGCACCAGCACCTTTCTTTGTGATGGTCTCTTGGATTTTTTGAAACTTATCTAGGTCTCTCTTTGAAATACCATGAAAGGATTTACCGACTTCCTTCAGTGAAGTGGTAAGCTTTAGTGTTTCTGTTGCAGTCATTGTAGAGTTACCACTAACATCCTTATATGATGCATCGTCTACCCATACGTCCCTAGAGTTCCCTAGGTTTGCTAGGTTAACACCAAAGGATGCAGAGAGGTCTTCTATCGTGCTACCAGTGTAAGTAGTGTGAAAGACAATACCCAATTTTGCAGTGTCAATGTCCTGTCCGACTTTAGAATCGGTGGATACTGCATAAAGGATAGTGTTCGGTTGGAATGTTACGTACTCAACACCGTCAATTGTCTTGGTTGTCTTATCATCGGTGAACATTAAATCACCCTGCATAATATTACTGAAAGATAGTTTACTGAGGTATTTGAATGAATCGAGGAACTTGCCTTCTAGTTGACCACTTAACTTAGGGTCTGCTTTGATTTCTGCTTCGGATGTGTAGAACTTAGGTTCTTTATTGAATAGAGATTTCTTTGCAACAAAGAATTGATTTGTTTCAGGGTGTTTCCCACAAAAGATTGCAGGAGCTCCATCCCATTTGACGGTCATATTGACGGAAGAGGATTTACTCCCTTTCATCATATCTCTAAGACCTCTTAGGAAGTTGATTGCTCCCCTTCCACCATCAATACCTTGATTGATGATTTCATCTTCGAGATGTTCTAAATGTAGATTTTTTGCACCCATAATAGACTATTATACACGTTAAATGTGTTCCTGTCTACTATTTATAACAAATAGAAAGGTATTATTAAGCTGCGTTAGCAACCGCGATGTCTAAGTCTGCATTTGCATCTGTTAGTGCAGTGTTTAACAATGCTAATGCATCTGCGTGACGGCCGTCACCATCTTTTGTTATACCATTATCCCCTTCTAACGCAGACTTGTATGTCCAATATAGATCACCGTCTGTTACTGAAGGATTGTTTGCTGCCCATTCTGCCCAGTGACCCATGTAACCATCTCCAGTCCAATCAGACTTAGTAGGTGGAGTGTCATTTGCCATGTCAAAAGTTGCAGTATCACTGAAATCATGAATGTTATACGTACCAGTTGTCCCTGAAATCCATGCAATATCTTTTACAATTGCATCTCTGAGGGTGGTTTTTGCTGTAATGTCTTCAGCTGAATATGTTTCTGTTCCTGCGGCCATGGTATTTTCCTATATTTGAGGTTGTATACCTTTATTTAGGTTTTTGATAGTGGTCGAGAGTGTAATTTATCTTCTATTTTACTAATTTTTTGACTTAATTTTTCAATCTGTGTGTCGTCATGAGATTTTTTTGCGTCCCTTAACTGTTGTTTGAGGAGAATCTTCTGTTGAATTGACTCAATGACCTCATTAGATTGTAAATTCTTTTTCATAGTATACTAGTATTTAGGTCAAATATTAAAGTCTTTAAATTTATCTGATCTACCACGATCTGCAACTGGAACACTATCATCATATGTTTGATTTGCATCGACAATTTCTGTCTGTGCTTCTTGTTCACAATCATATAGTTTCATACGACTTCTATCGACTCCAATGACAAACCTTTTGAATACGGTTGGGTCATTGTATCTATTCTTTAACTGTTTAACTACCATCTGATCTAACTCTTCCAATTCTTCTGAGGAGATTAGTGCAAACATAAAGTCTGCTGTTGCTGGTAATCCGAATGACTCTGAGGTATCTGTAAGTTCCACATCTGTAGAACCATAACCACTACGAGTCGTTTGTGTTGCACTCATGATTGGTACATTAAACTCTACTGCAAGTCCTCTAAGTTCTTCTGCAATACTCTTGACCAGTGTATAACTGTTTGCACCAGCTCCTGGCTTTACTCTAGAAGATGCACATATGTTTAGGTAATCGATGAATATCATGTCGGGTTTGAAATCTTTCTTGACATCTAACTCTTGGAGTAAATGTCTGAAATGACCAACGTGAGCTGATGCAGTTGGGTATTCTTTGATGATCAACTTACCTTTAGTCTTAGATGCAATCTTATTAATCTTCTTGTCGAAGTTCTTTTTAGATAGATCGGGTAGGTCTTTCATAGGGACATTGAGGGTATTTGCATCGATTCTCTCTGCAATCCTTTCCTCTGACATTTCAAGTGTAATGTATAATACATTCTTATTCATCATCAAATGTGCTGATGCCATGTGACACATGAATAGGGATTTACCAACACCTGTTCCTGCAAGACAAATATTCAATGTCTTGTTAGGTAATCCACCTTTAGTAATCTTGTTGAAATATTCTAGATCGAACGGTAACTTCTCTTCTTCTGTGTGATAGAATTCAAATCTGTTATCGGCATCTTCTATTTGATCATGACCAATATTAGTGTCAAAGGACACGGAAAGTGCATCCTTAAGGAGTTCGGGTATTTCACCAGTTGAACGTTGAGACTTCTTATCAATGACTTCGATACTGTCCATTACTGCAATGTAGATTGCTCTATCTTTGCACCACTGTTCAGTTTCATCGAGTAACCACTCTTGTGGAGTGTCGTCACCACCTTTCATACCACTTACAATAGACTTGGCGTTATGAACAACTGTCTCGTTGAGAGATGTGTTGTTATCCAAGTTTATGAGAAGTGCTTCTACTGTAGGTGTTTTAGTGTATTTTTGGAAGTAATCGAATACTCCATTGAATACGGTCTTTTCGTCCTGTTCTGTGAAATACTCGTCCTTAATGAATGGAAGCACCTTCCGTGCAAACTCTTCACTCTGAATCAGATTTTTCAGAATTGTTTGTTCTATTCTCTTTTGTTCCATATTTAAAGTATTCCTGTGCTACCAATTCTAATTTTTCCATCACATCGGGTGTGAAGAATTTTTCGGGGTTGTTGTTAATCGTCTTACCGAACTCTGTCTTACCATTTGGAAGTTTAATTCTTGTACTTGATTTCTCAAATATTCCAAATGCAACTGCCATGTCTAGTAGACCATAATATCTGTCCAACCCTGTCTCGTATGATAACCTTACATCAACCACTCTGTTCTCAACAGTCAATCTTGACTTTGCGTTCTTACAGTGAATGATATTACCAACGATTTCAGTTCCTTCTTTCTCTTTCCTTTTGGAAAGATAGATGATTGATGATGCAGCGTATTTTAATCCACTACCTCCACCCATCTCTTTTTGAGGGAACATAGAACCAATCACATCATATGTGTGATTTGTAACAATCATAGGAACTCCAACACGACCCAACTTAAGGGTAAGAACTCTGAATGCACCTTTGGTGATCTGAGCTCTAGTCATATCCTTAGTCTCTTTACCTTCTGCAGTGTCTTCGATCTCTTTGGTTGTTGATAACATACCAAGTGAATCTAAACAGAACATCATAGGTGGACGTTTGTCTTTGGGGGTTTCTGCATACTTATCCAGTATACTGATTGCTTGATTTCTGAACTCTTGCACTGTGACGACTGGGACGATAACAACTCTTTTGGAGTCGATACCTCTGTCCTCAATCATGCTTCTTGATATTGCAGATTCAGATTCGAAATAGATTACTGCAGAATCCTTGTGATCTTCTAGGAATTGTTTAACCATCCCTAAGGCAAAAAATGTCTTACCTGTTGCAGACTCACCAGCGATTGCTGTAATCTTGTTTGAAGGAAGTCCACCGTACAGTGAACCACTTAATAGTGCGTTGAAAATATGTGAACCAGTATCAATGAAACTGTCAACATCTCCAGCAGCAATTCCATCGTTAACAATACTTGCGTATTCGTTACCGCTTGCCTTTACTAAATCTTTTAAAAAACTCATAATTATAAACACCTCTCAAATGTATACCTTAGTATAACAGAGATGGGGTTATTTTACAAGAGGGTTTTTGGGGTATTTTTTGGTGTGTTCGGTTTTAATGCGGGCCTTCTCTTTCTGCCACATCTTATCATCGAACTTGATGTGTTCTTTCATCATCGTTTTGATTTCTTTAATCTGAACTTCCATGAGACCTATTGAACAGAAGATAAGTGCAATCATGACGATATAAAATATATCAATCACTGCGAGTATCATTAGGAAACCTTGTCGATTTGTTCTTGGGTAACGGTTCCGTTATCCAGTAACAATTTTCTATGCTCCAAATGTCGTTCTAGGGTGGTGTCTTTGTTTTCACCAGTATATTCTACGGCATGATGATCATTAATCATCTGTTGGTTCACACTAATTCTTGATTCTAATGATTGGGGTTCGTCTGCAATGTTTACAAACAACTCACCAAGGATTCTTCCAAATTTACCTTTATCATGAGAAATCAGAGTTACTGCTCCTCTAGATAATATATCCGTTAGATGGTATTTTGAAGCTTTACCGAAGACCTTTTCTACTAAGTCACGAGTTCTAGATTCGGGGGTGTCGATACCCATAAGACGCACTCGTTGTTTTTTAAGAACAACTGAGAATCCTAAATCAATGTCTACATCGATTGTATCGCCATCAACCACTTTTGTGACTGTCACATTAAATTCGTATAAATTTTCCATACTCATATTTATCATATTTTTTATCCGAAGAAACTATCCAATGATGCTACTGGTTCTACGTTCCAACCAATTAGTTCAATTATTGCTTTAAGTGGTTCAATGAATGCTTTATCAAATTGCATGTCGTAATTAATGTAGTTTTGTAGTTCGAATTCTTTAGGTAGAACATTAGAGAATGATATCACATTCTCGTTGAATTTGTTTGGGAGTTTAAGATACACAAACAAAATCTTATCTCCACTCCTAATTAGGTTGTATCTCTTGTCAATGTTCTTCTTTTCAAGATAATGGTTGTATAGTAATGCACCTCTTACATGGATAGGTGTGCCCTTTCCGTAAATCATCGATGGGTCTGAATACTGTTGTAGGTTGTTGCAACCTCTAGGTGATGCAACCTTTTCGACTGGAAGGTCTCTAAAGTCTCTACGAGCATTCTCTACGAAATCCCATACATCTTGTTCTGTTCCATTCATGACCAACTTAAGTGCATCGGTCAACTTTCCACGAATCCACTGAGGTGTACTGGACTTTGCAGTTTCAATACCCATCATCTTTAATTTAGGTTCGTGAAGTCTCACCCCTTCCATGTCATAAACATTAAGGATGTATCTTTTCTTTGCAGTCCATATTCCACGATCTGCAATAGCCTCTCGACCCATTTCCATTTTCTGTTGGAATGCATTAGTGTAATCTGCAAGTTCATCGTATCCCTTTGCAAGAACACCTTCAATCTTCTCGTTAGCAACAGTGTCAAGGAAATCTACAATTTTACCTTTGTCGGTTCCTTCAGGGAACACTTGTTTAACTAATGAATCAAAAGTGATGTATACTGAGTCCGTGTCCATTGCGATTACATAATCTTGGTCTGTAGTCTTCAGTACCTTGTTCATCCAATCGTTAATAGTGATCTCTGCAGTCTTAATGACTAACTGACCCGACATGGTAATTGCTTCTGCAAGATTTGGGTCAAAGAATGCAAAGTATTGATTTGCTAATGCACCATAAGCAGAGTTAAGTGCAATCTTTCTGACCTGTTGATTGTTGTATGCTCGTTTGATTAGACCATCAAGTTCATTCTTTCGTTTTGAATCGGTGCAAAGTTCCTGTTCCTTTTGGTAAGCAATCATCTTACCTTTCCACTCTTTACGTTCTAAGTAGAACTTCTCCATAAGTTCGGGTAGGAAACCCTGTTTATCTCTTTTGAATTTTACACCATTGGGTGCAACTGTTAAATTTAGTTTCTTTAGACTGGATAAGTCTGCCGTACCATCTAGAATCTTTTGGACATCAACATCCATAAGACCATTCTTCATCATAGTCTCGGGTGATATGTTGTACTGCATAATCAAATGGGGATAGAGTGAGTTCAAGTCAAATGACATAACCCAATCATGTTTACCAACCAGTGGTTCCTTTACATATGCACCAACGATTTGATGTGTCTTGCGTTGTCCTAGAGCCTGTGGTGGTGTCTGAATTCCCTGTTCTTTTAGGAAGTTGTAGATAATAGTTTCCCAGTATTTCACCATTCCAAATGTATCATTGTAGTTACACTTAGCATTGTAAGACATGGTCATGGTCAATTCTAGTAGACCAAGTTTATCTTCTAGGTCTTCAACAAGAACAACATCCTGTACATTATATGCAAGGAACTTTGAATAGTCATTCTTATACAATCCGTGTAATGAACCATGCTCTGAGTAATCTAATTTCTTCTTACCCAACTCCATGTGGGCAATGTGATTCAGTGCATAGGATTCTTGGTTGACGAAAGTTCTCTTCTTATACAAGTCCATATAGTCAACAACATTAACACCGTATAGTGTAAACTTCTGTTGAGTGTTACCAAAGTTGGTTTTGTATTCTCTGACATCTACTTGATTCCATGGAGAGAACTTCTTGTGTTCTCCTTCACCGAATAACCTATCAACACGATTACACAGATATGTAATATCAAATGAATCTACATTCCAACCAGTAATGATATCGAAGGACTGCTTTCTCCAGTACTTGATAAATTCAGTTAACAGTTGTGCTTCGTCAACACATTCATGATAAGTTACATTGGCTGGTTTCTCATCCCAAGGGCCGATACCAAAGGTATGTGCCATGAAACGAAATGGTTTGATTGTGATTGCATTGACCTTCTCCATTGCAAGAGTTGGTTCGGGAAAACCATTCTCTGACTCACACTCAATGTCGAGTGTTGCAATTTTAACTGTCTTGAAGTCCCACTTGATATCACCACGGAACTGGTCTGCAATGTAGGTGTAAATGTATCTGTCGTATCCGTGGATTTCAAATCCAGCAGTACCTTGATATGATTCACGAAACTTTCTTGCACCACCCATCGAACTGAGGTTTACTGCCTCTAGGGGTCTGCCGTCAAGTGAACGGAATGCAGTCTCACCCTTGGTGGATGGGACATAGTGATTAGGACGGTAAGCAACAGTCTGTTTAACCTGCTTACCGTTCTGATAACCCTTTACAAGAATTTTGTCTCTTGTTCGACATACGTTAGTATAGAAATCCATACTAGTATTATAACAGAAAGTGGTCTATCCTACAAGTGTTTTTTGTTGAACTCTTTCTTTTAAAAGGTCTGAAACCGTATCATGTTTTTCTTTAGATGATGTGAGGGCTTCTATTTGGGAGTCGAGGGCATCTGCAAGATCGGGGTGTTCTCCGATTCCAGCTGGGTTGTGAATGTACACTTCAATGTTTGCAAGTGCGACATCGATTTGTCCTTGGTACTGTGACTGCAGTGCTTTGAGTAATATTGTTTTATCCATGATATATTTCCTATAGTGTTGGTGCTAGAGTTTCAGACACCGATGGTCGTGGTGCATTTACTCCAGTTGCAGGGAGTCCACCGTTGGCATCAATCCATGTCTTGACGGTGATTGCAGAAGCTTCGTATACAGAAGTGTCTTCACCTTCATCACAATTAAGACGGCCTTCTTCAAAATTCCAGTACATACTACACATGAAGTCTAGTCTTTCATCTCCATCTACGTTTGCAAATATAGCTGCAAAGTTGTCTGTTATATGTCGTTGTAAATCTTCTAATTGTGTTAAATTGTCACTCATTATTTGTTTCCTGTTGCTACCTTATAATTCTGTTCTAAGTTTGGTCTAACTTTAAACATCGTTACGATGTTTCTATTATTAATTTCAAACCTGTACTCTCTTGCCCATGGGTTCCAAGGTGCAAGACTAATTTCCATTTTACCATCCGAGACTTCTACAACACAAAGTTGTGGTTCTGTGATGATTGTTTTGTTACTAAATCGTGATGTGGTTACCCTACCTAGGATAGTTTCTCCACCAAGAAGTCTTAATGCAAAAATGTTATCCACAAGCAAGAACCATGTCTTGGAGTTCTTTCGAACGTCTACCGACCTGTCCATACCATTTGGAATCTTCCATCTCTACTGCAACTGTTTTCCAATCTTCTGAAACAACTGCTTTCCACATATTGTTGAATTTACCAAAACGATTTCCACCTAAGTTAAAAGTCATATTGACTAAAACATGTTGGATATCTTCAGGAAGACTATAAAAATCTTCTCCACCTTTTGATTCAAATACATGAATTGCTTCGTCTACATGTTTGTCAAAGTCGTCTTCATAATATGCATCACACACTTCTTGACTTACTGGAGTTCCAGCAGGTTGTCCGTCTTCTGCATCACCTTCTCTGATTAGATGACCAACACCTAGTGTTAGATACCCTAATGAGTCTGCGTAGACTTCAAGGACTTCACCCTCGTGGCGTTTAATTTGTTCCTTTAGTACTTCTTTGTTCATTGTCTTGTTCTTTCCTTATTTGTTCTTGCATGACTTCTACTAGAATGTCACCCATTAGTGTTTTGAGTTCGTTATTATTTAGGTGTTTCTTAAGTTCCTCTTCAGAACTTTCTACATTATGTGGAAGTCTTCTTATGGTTCTTTCAAAGTTTATGTTGGGTTTACCATTTTCAAACCCGACCTTGCCGTATTGGTATACGAGTCCATCCCATTCCCCACCTGTTAGTTCAATCGCTGCATCAGATTGATGAAGATTCTCTACGACCATGTAGACATTATTTTTAAATAGTGTTGTCATTACAAATTGTGATATGGTTTTTACCACCCTCCAAATTTTTATACTGTTCAACGACATTCGAGAATGCAATTTTAAGTGTTCTCATGTAGTCGTTATATGTTAGTGGTGCTATAAAGTAATTAATTGCAACACGACCTTTAGGTGTTAGAATCCACTTCAACCCTTCATAGAATTTAGGTGTAATGAATTTGTTCTCTATCCGTGCATCATCACAAACATCTACAATTATGATATCATAGGTGTTCCTATAATGACCATTCACAAATAAAAATGCGTCTTCGGTGATCACATTGATTCGATCATCTGAGGGCATGTCAAAATACTTTTCGGCAATGTCTCTTAAGTTAGGGATGATTTCTACCACATCAATTTGACACTTAGTGTTACGATGTAACCATGATGGTATGACTCCACCACCTAGTCCGAGTACTAATGCTCGTGAAGGTGATTCAACATGGTCTACCACGGATACTAATTGGTTTGCATAATCATATTGTAATCTTTCGGGGTAGTTCTTTAGGATTGATGCTTGAGTTATTAAACCATCACCATAGTGTAATGAAATTGTTGTGTTTGTTTCTTTGACTTGAATCAACGTACCATTCCAGTTTGATTCATGTATCACTTTATTCATTTGTCTCGGTCTCATGACATAAAATCCGTTATTGTTGATACTTGAGACGACTTGTATGCCTGTTTCCACGAAATAGTTGCAGCCAGTTTTACTTGGCCAGACCAGTCTCCACTTTTCTTTGCAACCTTTTCTCTTAGTTTTACAAATTGTGGATACTTCTTTTGCAATTCTTTCATAGATTCATTGTGTACTTCTAAAGTTCTGAAGGTAGAACAACCACCCTTTGCTTGTGTTTCGTTTGGGTTCACTCTATTCTTGTAGGATATTTTGTTAGGATACCCCATAGTTAATAGTTGTAAGGTAACATAGTAGTCTTCTGCAATTTGTAATCCTGTCCAGTCTATATTGTTTACTGGTAGTTTAGTTCCATCGTAGAATACATTACCACATATCCTCCCATTGTCTTTGTCGTCTTTATCTCTTGTAGGTGGATTCCAAGATGCATCTGCCCCACAATGTATATATCCATCATCCATCCATGAATTAAATTCAGCAATCATATCATCGAACTGGATATCATTTAGTTTGGTATTACTTGGGCCTTCTTCACCCTCTCTTTTAGTATATACAAATTCTATATCATCATCTATGACACCATAT